GGTAGTTCGCGCGCGCACGCTTTAGCTAGCGTCAGCGGCCAATCCCCGTAAACCCTTGCGCCGCAATGAGTCTCAGTGAGTCTTACTTTAAGACACCCCGAGGGCGTTTAGCGCGGTTTAGCATCAGTTAAACAAGCCTAGCCGTTGCTTAACTTTGCTAGTCACGTTTTCTGAGTTCGCTGCCATCAAGGGCTGCACGAAGGCGGCTGTGACTCATGCAACCAAAAGCCGCATTGCTGCTGCGGTTGTGGAGAAGGACGGCAAGCGCTGGCTGGATCGGGACATGGCGTTGGAGCTGTGGCGGAAGAACACGCTGAAGAACAACGCGGCGAAGGTGGATGAACCGGATCCGGTAAAGCCACGAGATGCTCGCGAGTTACGGCAGCAGGTGGCTGGGTTGCCAGATGATGAGATTCCGGAGCTGAATGAAAGCCGTGCGCGGCGTGAGCATTACCAGGCAGAGCTGGCCAAGTTGGAGGTGGATCTGAAACGGAAGGAGCTGGTGCCGGCGGTGGATGTGCAGAAGGAAGCGTTCGCGCTGGGGAGGAGCGTGCGCGAGGCACTGGCCAACCTGGCTGACCGGTTGAGTTACCAGCTGGCAGGGGAGACCGATCCGGTACGGATCCATGCGGTGCTGACGGATGAGCACCGCGATGCGCTGTCTTCGCTGGCAGACTCAGAGCGATGATCAAGCTTCTGCACGGCGATTGTCTGGACCGGCTCCGGGAGCTGCCGGACAACAGCGTGGACGCGTGCGTGACGGATCCGCCCTATGGGCTGAGCTTCATGGGCAAGGCGTGGGACTACGACGTGCCCACGGTGGACGTATGGCGCGAGGTGCTGCGGGTGTTGAAACCAGCTGGGCATCTGCTGGCCTTTGCCGGCACGCGCACCCAGCACCGTATGGCGGTACGGATTGAGGACGCGGGCTTTGAGATCCGCGACATGATCGCGTGGGTGTACGGCAGCGGGTTCCCGAAGAGCCGCAACCTGGACGGCGACTGGCAGGGCTGGGGCACCGCGCTGAAGCCCGCGCTGGAGCCGATCACCATGGCCCGCAAGCCCTTCAAAGGCGCTGTGGCGGCGAACGTGTTGGAGTACGGCACCGGGGCGATCAACGTGGATGGGTGTCGGGTCGAAGGTGCCGGGCCATCAGGGCTTAAGCCGTACACACGATCAACCACGCCAGTGGTGTACGCACTTGGCAGGGCCAAAGAAGGAAAAACCGTCACCTATACCGATCATCCGCTGGGACGCTGGCCGGCGAACCTGATCCACGACGGCAGCGACGAGGTGGTGGGGTTGTTTCCGGAGCAGAAGTCTGGTGCTCGGGCAGCCGGCAGTTACCGAGGGACGACAGGCAGCAACAGCCTCGGAGATCTCGGAGCGTTTGAGTCTGATGCAATCCAGGCAAGCTCCGGCAGCGCCGCCCGTTTCTTCTACTGCGCGAAGGCAACCAAGGTGGACCGTGAGCAAGGCAACGGGCATCCGACCGTCAAGCCAACTGAACTGATGCGTTACCTCTGCCGCCTTGTTACTCCGCCTGGTGGCATCGTGCTCGATCCGTTTATGGGCAGTGGCAGTACAGGTAAAGCAGCAGTGTTGGAAGGCTTCGACTTCATCGGCATTGAACGGGAGCCTGAGTACCTGGAGATTGCGCGCCAGCGAATCCAGGTGCCGGCTCAGGGGTCGCTGCTGTGAGCGTCTGGCGCACGGCGTTCATGGACGGCCTGCGGCCGGAGCAGCCGTTGACGGTTAGCGAGTGGGCGGACCGTTACCGGAAGCTGAGCAGCAAGGCGAGTGCGGAGCCTGGGCCATGGCGGACGGGGCGCACGCCGTACCTACGCGAGCCGATGGACTGCCTGAGCAGCAACAGTCCAATCCAGCGGGTGGTGATGATGTTCGCGGCGCAGACGGGCAAGACAGAGGCAGGCAGCAACTGGCTGGGCTATGTAATTGACCACGCACCAGGACCGATGTTGTGCGTGCAGCCGACGGTGGAGATGGCGAAACGACTGAGCAAGCAACGGCTCGAGAGCATGATCACCGACACGCCATGCTTGGCGGCGAAGATTGCGCCGGCGAGGGCGAGGGATTCGGGCAACACAATGTTCAGCAAAGAGTTCAGCGGCGGGATCATGCTGCTGACTGGGGCCAACAGTGCGACGGGTTTGCGGTCGGCGCCGTGTCGTTACCTGTTCGCTGATGAGGTGGATGCCTTCCCCAGTGATGTGGATGGTGAGGGCGATCCGGTGGCACTGGCTGAGCGCCGGACGACGACGTTTGCCAGGCGGAAGATCCTGCTGACCAGCACGCCAACGGTGAAGGATTTCAGCCGGATTGAGGCGGAGTATTTGCGCAGCGATCAGCGGCGGTTCTATGTGCCCTGCCCTAGCTGTGGCGGGATGCAGTGGTTGCAATGGCCACGGCTTAAGTGGGATGCGAAGCGGCCGGGCGATGTGCGCTATCAGTGCGAGCACTGTGGCGAGCGTTTTGAGGAGAACCACAAAGCGGCAATGCTGTCCGCTGGTGAGTGGCGCGTGACAGCTCCAAGCGATAACCGAACCGCTGGCTTCCAGCTGTCGGGGCTTTATAGCCCGCTTGGGTGGTGCAGTTGGGAGCAGCTGGTGGATGATTTTCTGCGGGCCAAGTCAGACGCGCCAGCGTTGAAGGCGTTCGTGAATACGAGGCTGGCTGAGACCTGGGAGGAGGATTACGCCGCGGCCGTGAGCGCTGATGGGTTGATGGCCAAGCGGCTGGCGTATGAGTCGGGCACATGCCCCGATGGCGTGGTGCTGCTGACGTGTGGCGTTGACGTGCAGGACAACCGGCTGGCAGTGAGCGTGTGGGGTTGGGGTGAAGGTGAAACGGGTTGGATGATCTGGCACCAGGAGCTGATGGGTGACCCGACGCAGACGGAGGTGTGGGGCCAGCTGGATCAGGTGCTGGTGACGGAATGGGCAACGACTGCGGGCAAGTCGTTAAAGGTGTCTCAGGTGGCGGTGGACAGCGGGGGCCACTGCACCCATGAGGTGTATCGATATGTGCGCGACCGGGTGCGCCAGAACGTGGTGGCAATCAAGGGCAGCAGCAGGCGCAACAGTCCGGCAGTTGGCAAAGGCAACAAGGTGGACGTGAGCTGGCAGGGGCGGGTGCTCAAGCGTGGCGTGACGCTGTATCAGCTTGGGACTGACACGATCAAGACAACGCTATTCGGCAGGTTGCGGCACAACGAAGCAGGCGGCATCGGGACGCTGCACTTCGGGATGGCTGCTGATGAGGAATACTTCAGACAGTTGACCAGCGAACGGCAGGCGTTGCGGTATCACCGCGGGTTTCCGATTCGAGAGTGGGTGAAGAAAGCAGGCGATCGAAACGAGGCGCTGGACTGTGTGGTTTATGCCTACGCGGCAATGCTGCTGTTCTCAAGACGGATGAACCGCGCAACGATGTGGCAGCAGCTGGCGGATCAGCTTGAGCATGGGAAGAAGACGCCGCTAAGATCGAAACAACAGCCTGCGGCACATGCTGCGGCCGGGCCTGGATTCGTAAACAACTGGTAGGCCGTGAACATCCCCAGCGAAATCAGAGCAGCCGACACCATCCAATGGCGGGATGTTCCTGGTGCCGACAATTTGGGGAACGTGATCAGCAGCTCCGACTACACGCTGACCTATTACCTGCGGACTAATACCGCCAGCGAAGGCGCGACGGTGGTGGGCAGCGCTTATGGGACTGGGTGGGAGTTCACGATCGCGGCGGCGACCAGTACGGGATTCGATGCTGGACAGTGGTATTGGCAGGCGGTTGCTACCAAGACTGGCAGCACGGTGACCATGGGTTCTGGGCAGCTGACGGTGCTGCGGAGCTTGAGCTATAGCGGTACACCTGGCGCGGTTGATGGACGGTCGCAGGCAGAGCAGGACCTGGCAGCAGTGCAGGCAGCGATCCGCGCGATCGTGGCTGGCGGTGTTGCGAAGGAATACACGATTGGCAACCGCAACCTTAAGAAGTACGACATGGCCGATTTGCTGCAGCTTGAAAGTAAGCTCAAGGCTGAAGTGAAGCGCGAGCAAATGGCGGACCTGATCGCCAACGGCCTTGGCAATCCCCATAATCTGTTCGTGAGGTTCTGATGGGATTGCGGACTCGGCTATTTAGGGCGATGGGTTTTGAGCCATTGCGGCCCCAGCGTCGGGCATACCAAGGCGCACGGGTGAGCCGGCTGACTGCTGACTGGGTGACGAGCGGCACGAGCGCCGACAGCGAGATCAAGTCCAGTTTCAAAGCATTGCGCAACCGTGCGCGGCAGTTGGTGCGGGACAACGATTACGCAAGGCAGGCGGTTCGCGCGATCCAGAACAATGTGATTGGCCATGGGATTCGGCACCAAGGTCAGATCAAGATGCTGCGCGGCGGGCGGCTTGATGAGGTGATCAATGGCCAAGTGCATGAGCAGTGGGAGCGGTGGATGCACAAAAGCCGCTGCGATGTGAGCGGCCTGCTTGGCTTCCACGACATGGAGCGTTTGCTGGCGCGCAGCATGGCCGAGTCGGGTGAGGTGTTCATTCGCATGATCCGTAAATCGTTTGGCGGTAGCCGAGTGCCATTTGCCTTGCAGGTGCTTGAGGCGGACTATCTGATTGATGACGATGTGCCACAGGCGGCTGATGGCAACACGGTTCGGATGGGCATCGAGGTGGATGGGTATCTGCGACCGCAGGCTTACCACTTCTACGCAAACCATCCGGGTGACACATACGC